CCCTCACCTACTTAACTAGCGTTAGCGAGTTAGGTAGTCCCCCCACCAATACAGGTGGGGGGGTGTGACCGCTACTGGCGGGAGCCAGTACACCCAACGGCGTGTATACTTAGTAGCACTCGTTGGAGCCCGACTGCAAATCAGTTCCGACTCAACCTCGCTTCTACGCTGCGACGCCCGAAGGTGCCACAGAATATAGGCTTGGTATGAGTAGGAGACGTCCCTTAGCCGCACCTTGGCTTGGAAGCCTCGGTAACGACTAATCCCGTGGGACGTCCTGATCAGCGATAGCGCATAAGCCTGAGTAGCAGGGACCAAAATCCCAGCTACCGTGCTCTCACTGAAAGGAACGAGCGGGAGTCTATAAAGCTGCACAAATTGTCGCAGTAACTCCCACAACTCGCCCTCAGGAGTAGAGATCTTAGCCAGTCCGTTAACGTTGTGGCATAACATAGAAAGGTCCGAGCCCCGAGGGGCGCGGTTCTCCATGTGTGGCCACGAACGCAGATAGAATGGCGTAATCTCCATCCCTTGGAAATAGTGCTCGCCACAGGATTCCCGGTAGGGGCCTGTAGAAAAGCTCTTTTCCTTGTTAACAGTGAAGCCTATCGCAGCAAGCAAGGCAGTAAGAGCAGGAACGAGTTCCCTCTCCACGATGATATCATCACCGTAGACAGAGAATCTGTTACTGCCAACCGCCTTACATGCAGCAGCGAAAATCAGCGTCTCCAGAGAGAAAGTCGCTCCATTACCCATGGAGCTAAACTTCTCGTACTTTACCTGACTACCGTCGGGCAAAGACCCGTGAGTGCACCGTAGGCCATCCAAGAACTCGAACCACGGCGTGGGAAGAACCCACGCTACAAGGTTATAGCTCAAGGTATCGCTTGCGGCGCTGAGATCCAAAGTGGCTAAAGAGCCATCCTCGGACCCCTCACGTGCGAGTTGCTGATTTCGGGACTGGTCAGACAAATCAATGCCCCAGCGTCTTGCTAGGAGCATCTTAGCCCACGTATCAAAAGCAAGCTGAAGCGGGAGAGATCCCACCGGCTCGCAAGCGATCGTGCGCTTTGTCTTCCAGTTCTTCGGGACAAACACCACCCGGTTGGACGAGGCATCACGCCACCGAGGCCCTTTAAAACCGAAATAACGGTATAGGGCATCGATGAAAGGACGTGCTCGTCTGGGCCCATACATCCTTAGCCGAAGCTTCAGATGTGGAAGGCTCTTCTTTCGAGGTGATGTTGCTGTAGCGCCTGAAGTGACCTTGACCAATCCTGGGATATTATCCAGGAACGGCCCAAAGTCACCCAGAAGGTGGTGGATAAACATACGCATCTTTTCTAGCTGCCCCCAGACCATCAGATCTTCCGATGGATCAAAGAACAGTTTGTCAAGAAAAGCGTTTGTGGACGAGCAGTTTTGCTCAGCAGCGATG